ATAACTTTCCAACTTAACCTTAAATTTTTCTTTTTCTGTAATTTTGGAAGTAGTTAATTTTAACGCACTGGTTCCTTTGTTAAGTAATTCCGACAGCCGAGTGTGTTCTTCAACAGCACTACGAAGTTCCGGAAGATTTGCGTTTGTAATTTCGTTTATTTTTTCTACGATAGTTTGTTGAATTATATTTAGTCGGAGTTCTGCATCCAACTTATCTTCTCCACACTTATTAATAATATTTTGTGCATCGGTGTGTCTTACTCGTAACTTATCTAGGTCCAATTCAATGTCTGGTACAGGACGTTTTTTGTCTTGCCAATCCTTCAACTTTACATCCAACTGTTCACGTTCCAACTTGATATTATTAAATAATTTATCAACCTGATCGTGTTCATCACGAGCATCATCTAACTTCGTCTGTGTATCGGATAGTGTCTGTGTAAAATCTATCTTCTTAAACTTACGAAGCGCACCCGAAATTTCCTTCATCTCGTCATTTGCCGTATCAGCCAACTTGTCAAAGATACTCAATCCCATAAACTGGATGAGTAGGTCTTTTCGTTCTGAGTGCGACTTATCAATGAATAGAGCATTGCTAGTCTGTCCGCTGAGTGCCGTGAGGACGAAATCTTCATAACTACCCACATAATTACGAATGTTGGCGTTCGTATCACGACGGTCCTCACCGTTCAATGACTCGTGCGTACCATCTTCATTTTCCCGCCAGAACGAGACATCAACCTTAACATCCCCGTTTTTCTTACGAGTTCCAGTTCTACGAATGTAGAATATTTCTTGGTTAATTTCAAATTTTAATTGACAAGTAAACTCATCTTTACGGTTATTCATAATGTGATCACCACGGAATGCTCGCGGCGTCTTATCGTACAAAGTAAAGATGAGCGCATCCATTGCTGAACTCTTTCCACTTGCGTTCTGTGCAAAGATTCCGTAAATACCCTTCATCTTCCCAAAATTAATAATATTATCCTCGCCATATGAAAACATATTTGAGAATTTAAGTTGAAGGGGTCGCCAGTTAACATTACGAGAATGGTCATCGTGGTTAATTTGCGCATTCAGATTCTTATTAACATCAAGAATCTTTGTCATTAGTGGACGGTCAATTGTATTATCATACTGCCGTTCCAACCAATCTTGAATGAGTTGATTCTGTATATTCAAGTTGTTTACGTCAACAATATCTGACCCACTCTTAATCTTATCACGAGTGTTATTATCATGTCGAGACTTGTTGATACTCAATTCAATAATATTATATTGTTTACGTAGTGTCGCTACCGCTTTCTTAACACCAGAGTTATCAAGAGTTCCTGTAAACAGTCGCATACGAACATTCTTTGGAACGTCCGTAGGAAACGGTAGTTTTCCATTCTTAACTTCCAACGTGTAGTATCCATAATTGTTTTGTAGTGGTTTAAATTCATGCGTACACGCGTTCACATCCCACATACACCAACCGTGATTGTCTAATGTTTCACCGTGGTTTTGTTGAATCAACGACGATGCGTAAACTATAATCGGTTTCTTTGCGTGTACATCTCGTTCTTGTAATACTTGATATTTGTGGATATCACCCAACAAGACCATATCAAATCCATTGAACAAAGATGTTTCAACGTGGCGATTGGTAATGATATATCGTGCATCAGTCTGTGCGCCGTGTACAGGACCATGATACAAAGCAATCTTACGACGACTTTCGCAATCTTTTACAGAAGGCCACTTTTCCTTATCATCCAAAATGGAAAATACGGCAAAGTCCGTATCACCCACTCTGTATATACCTGAATGTTTGAGGTAGAATAGTTGATCATGATTAATACTTTCAATCAATGGAGTTAAACTATCCAAACGATTCATATTGGACAGATTGAGATCATGATTACCTGCGATGACTAACGTAGGAGCAATATTAGCTAACTTCTTTAAAAACTCCGTTGCCAACATCACCATCTCTGGACTCATATCCGTTTTTGCGTGGAGAATATCACCAGCTACAACAATGACCGAATCCGTTAAATCTTCGTTACGTAACTGGTCATACAATGTCTCAAAACATTCTCTGTACTCATCATGTCGTTTGAATAATCGAATATGAATATCAGCCAGATGTACGATTTTCTTTAACTTATCAATTCCAGCAAATACAGGTGTATATGTCATTTATTCTGTAACCTATTGTGTATGAAGTCCTTAAATGTTGTTGCCTTTGAGTTGTTTATAAACTCCCAGGTCTTTTGAAATCCAAGGTCGGCGGCGTCGCCACCACTCACCGATACTTGTGATACATTAATACCATACGATGTTAATTTTCGTTCAAGATTCAATGCTTCCGTCTTTGCATCATCATCCAAAAGAATATATACTTGTTTGACTTGATTTTCAAGTAGTGATACTTCTAATTTTTTTGGAAGAAATTTTCCTAGCATTGGAATTGCATTACGACGAACAGATATTGCGTCAAACACACCTTCAACCAACACGATTGGTTCGTTCCAATTAATCTGTTCTTCAAATACTACTACATTCTTTGATACAGGTGGATTCTTATATTTCATTCCAGCATCGTGATATGCCCGCGCTACAAAATAATTTAGTTTACCATCATTTGCGTATGATGGAACAACAATACGTCCACCGTACGTTCCAGATTCACAATACCCCATGCGATAACGAATGATATCATATCCAGAAATACCACGTTTTTTTAAATAATTAATAGCATGTTTGTATTCAAATGTATTAACTGGTTTCCATAGTGGTAGAAACTCTTTTGGGAGATATAAGTCAGAAACTTCCGTTATATCTTCTTTGTAAGTTTTAATGTCATCATCAGAAAGACACTTACGAAGTTCTTTAATCTGTACGGGTGATACATCTAATTTTTTAAACAGTCCTATTAGATTTCCACCCTTTGCGCCACACACCCAGCATTTCCACTTGTTCTTTATAACATTCACCGCAAATTTCTTATTGTGATGATGGCAAAACGGGCAAGAGAAGTAGTGTTCTCCTTTGCCCATATTGTCATAATTACCGAGTATTTGTGATAAGAGAGAGATTAGATTCATATGTTAGAAATCTAACCTCTCTCCTTCAAAAAAACAAGTGTTGATTTATTATTGTTTATTTTTAGTTAGTTCGAAAAAATGCTCTGCTTCTACAATAGCATATGTTTTTGTGTTATTTCTTTTGAAGAATACAACGGGATGGGTATTATCTTTGGTATTCTTTTCTGCTTGTTCCAATGCGGACCAAATATTAACCTTTTCTTGGTTCTTACATTCTGGTGAATACGGAAACACTTTCCGAGCAGCGGGAGACAATTTAATGTCTGCACCGGAATCACCCATCAACGTAGATACTACGTCATCGGGTTCTAACTGTGGAAAGTGTTCTAGTATTAGGTCACGAATTGCGTTCTGCAATCGCTTCCCTTTATTTTTTGCGCTACGAGCCTTCATATAACCTCTTTATAATTTATTATGCTGGTGTGTATCCCAATACTACTCCAGCCTTTGTTGAGTTTTGTGTTAAATATTTTTTATTATCGTCTGTTGCGAGATAACGATGTACTAATTTTGAATTATAGTTCACACGTAATCCATCTGCGGTGTAACGATAATATGAATCGAATGCTGTATTTGGATTACTTCCAGGTGCACCTGTTGTTGTTCCTGTGAAGTCCGAATCTTGTGCCGTTGTGGATTTTTGGAATCCCGCCACACTTAAACTTGGTTTGTCAACGTTAAATCCAGTTTGATATGTGTTTGGAATAAAATCCACAGCGTTTGTTTGTCTAATTTCTGTCGTAACATCCGATTGTTTACGCACACTAAAATTCTGTGGATTTGCCGTATTTGGCGAATGTGCAGAAATAGTATTTAGTCTATTGTATACTTGTGAGTTTTGTAATAAATCAACTAACTTTGACATGGGAATCTCCACATTAGGTATCAAACTTTACTATGAAAGTTTGGTCTACATTTTTTGCTCGTGGTACTGGATTTGCCAACTTAGCAATTGCAAGTAGCTCGTAATTGTTATTATATAACCCAATTGTTGTAACATAAGGAGTCAATGTACCGGAATCAAATAGTCCAGTTATTGGTTCACCCGAAATTGCTTTTGTGGATGAAGAAATATTTGGAACAAAGTTACTATATGTAACCGTAGTTGACCCAGACACATAAGAACCAGTTACAGTTTTATAATATCCAACGGTATGATTAAATACCGATGTATTAAATTCAGACGGTCTTAGTTTACATACGACAGTATGTTCCGTTAGTTGAAACGAAGATGAAAAATTTACATCTACCGATTTAAATCTTTCTAATCGTAATCCACTAGTTGTTATGGATTGTGTTGGTGCCGAAGTATTATTTTGTACTACGGCAATTCCATGTTTATAGAATATATTACCAACAACACTTCCAGTATTATTCACATACAATCTACCGTAACCATCATCTAGTATTGGAGATGAACCAGACACTCGTATACTAAACGTACCTGCTCCGATTCCCTCACCAACTGCATCGTTTACAATATTAAATACGTATAGCGATGCAGTTGGTGTGTACTTATTTACCGCGATAGACTCTGTACCATATTCAACAATAGACTGTGATGAATAAAATGCACGATTTATTAAACTAAACAATGGATACGAATACACACCACTTGCAGAATTATATGTTCCCAAATCAACGTCACTAGTATTTTGATACTTCCAATCACTAGATGGTTGCTCTGCAAAGTCAATAGTTACCAGTTCTGTGTTTACCGGCGACCCAGAAACTATTGTAAAACTTTGAGATATGTATGCCGTATAATTGTTTCTTGTATACCCATCAGTATTGAGAGGTTTGAGAGCTCTCATAGAACCTCCCTTAGTTCATTAGAAATCAAGTCTGACGCGGATAAGTGCTTCCTTATCAAAACTCTTTTCTAATGGACGACTCAATTTTGCCACAGCGACCAATTCGTTATTATTGTTATATAAACCAATGGTTGTTGCGTATACACGTGGATCTTGTACGAAATCTTCGTTCAAGATTTGACCATTAGTATTGTTATAGAATGTTGGATTATTTGAGTAATTAAAATCCTTGTTACGTAAACGTACGAAGAAATGTGTTGATGCAATTGTTTCTGCCGAACGTGCTTGGAAATCACCACCCAACTTAATAGAACGAACTAAACCATCATGATTACGTTGTTCCTTTGGAGTAGTAGCTACCAATGAACCCGTGTATGGTGCAAATGGTATAACAATATTTGTAGTGTCGTAGGAGTAATCTTCCTTTGTACCACATCCAAATCCTGCCGATGCGGATGAGAACCCAACTGTTGGGATAATTGCATCTGGATTTAATACGATAATACCCAAGTCTGGATATACCAGTCCAAATCCCTTACCTGCCGACGATGCACTTGTTACTACTGTACTACCACTTACTCCTGTCAATGAACCTGAACATACGTTGAAGATTCGACCGGACTTACTGGTTTTTGACTTAGCGCTCAATGTTTGACCACTATCGTCAATAAATGTAAATTTACCAAGTGATCCAGAAAGTGTCAATAACCAGTTACCTGGATCTAATTGTTCACGTAATCTTGCACGTTGAATATTAATTACATAGATATGGTTCGCGTTTGTACTACCAAAGGTAAACAAGTCATCGGATGGATCTAATAAAATATTCTTATATTGTAAGTATGTTGTCTTTGTAGCAAGTACAGACAAATCATCTTGTGCTAATGTTGGAGAACCACCACCAGAAATATGACCATACGCTACCGCAAATTGAACTTCTGCGGTAGTGTCCGTTGCGGGATTCTTGTCATAACAATCAAAGTAGTATTCACCACTTGCAGAAATCTGCGTAGTTGATGTATAAAGAGTCGTTAAACTACCGGTGTCACCAGACCATAAACCGGTAGTTACCGTGGTTTGACTACCACGAACGATATCTTCATCTGTGTTAAACGGGACGAAAGTTCTAATTGGCATATATTAAACCCCTATTATACTGTTGGCTTTGCAGACACGGTAACTGTAACCGTCTTTGTTGCACCAGTAAGATTATTGATAATTGTTAACTGAGTTGTGCGGTCAACAGTTAATTCTTTTGCAGCCAAATTAAAACTAAATCCTTGTACCACCACAGCGTTTGCCGATGTTGGTTGGTTAACTGCGAAGAATGGTACCGTGGTTCCTGCTGCCAATGGTTGATTTGTAGTTAGTGTTGCTACATTACCATCGTATAAAATTGCAGTATAACCAGCGGTTGCCAATTCTGCTGTTGTTGTTGGGCTGACCACAACGGAATCGTTGTAGTTGAGTGAGTATGCCGCGACACCCAAAGAAATTGTTGGAATTTCTTTTGTTCCTTGGTCGAGAGATACTAGTTTATATCTCATAGCTTGTGTTTCATCCGTGGATGCTTCAAGTACTGGCATACTTTCAATAAGTGAACCGTAGTATGATGAACCCAATGGATGTGATGTCGTGTAAAGTGTGTAGTCTACTTCATCATCGGCAACAGCAAACTGCGTAATTTCCGCAGCTGCCTGCTGTCCCTTTGATAGAATTTCTCTACCTTTCTTTGTTAACACCGCATCAACTGTAATCGTTGACTTGTTTAGATATCCCATAGTAAGTACCTCTCCCGACGTAAATTGTCTAATATAAATATGTTATAGTTTGGTTTTAGTTCACATTTAGGTTAATTCCACCCAAACTTTCTTCTTGCTGTAATACGTTTGGCGATACCGTCAAAGTAGTTCCAGCAGTAAATGTTACTTCGACCGGAGATCGCCCGTCCGTTGTTGTATTCTGGGTCTGTAAGCACCCTATGTAGTTTCTACGTTTTGTTGCCAGTAGATTGTCACGATAGAATCTATAATGTCTTGGTAGATATCCCACCGGTAATTGAATAGGTGCTTCGATGGCAAAATAGTTGAAAGTAACTATAAATCCATTATTATATGTATTTCCAGCTACCTCATCAATTGTATAATAGATAACAGGACTAGATGTACTTCCTTCATCATTATTGATAATAGTAACGGGTGGATATAATCCTACGTTTTTATTTACAGAATCATTTTCTAATTTAATATCCAACAACACACCGTGATTATCCAGTGGTTCTATACCAAATACACGATTTAAGTCAGCGTCACGAGCATTTGCAGAATCATATAATCTTACACGTATTGCGGGAGTTGGAGTTGTAGATACACCAACATTTACAGAAAATAACGTGGCCAACGACTGTAATCTGATAAGTCCTGTTGTACGGCTATTAGCTGCTACCGACCCAAGTGTTAACTTTGTACTATATCGTTTTGGTTCTACAATTGGACGGCTGATTGATACTCTTGTGGTTGGTAGTTCAAATACCGATTCATTACCACTTGCTTTATTAACATCAAATATTATACGATATGGCGTCTGTACTGCCTTTCCTGTATAGAATACAGGTGCCCATCTGTTTTTATCCAGTGCTGGATAATTGTAAGAGACAGATGGAGCATCTTGGGCTATATATCTAAATAGTTTACCGTTCGATGTTTTTGCCGAACCGCTAGGGGCATCGTATTGGACTACTACATCATTTCTATTATAGGTAGACCCAAACGACCATGTTGCTTGCGTTCCTGTTAAGAAATTCAATTGATTTTTACCTACTATCTCTTTATATACCGTTTCAAAGTAGTAAATACCATTGGATTTGATATAATAATTTGCAACACTATAATCTTCCAAATCAGAACGAGGTGGTATTACATTGATTATATTTGCCTGACTAATGCTATCATTTACACCAATAAGATTACCAATATCAATAATATTACCTGGTTTATATCCGATTGCTAATTGTTCGGCCTCTCTGAGTGACAACCCCGCATAAGTTCTTAAATATGTAATATAACTTAATTTTTCAATATCGGAGTCGAATAATTCAAGTTGAGAAGATACCGATTGCAACTCATTAAGTTTATAACCATCACCATCATAATAGTTAAAATCACCCTTTACTTGACCACCAGGTGTTTCTATTGTAACACCATCCAACAAACCAGTAAAGATTTCTCCCATTGGCATGGACTGGGTTACATGCAAAGTATTAGCATTATATGTTGAATATAAAGCTGATCCAGTTGGTTGTACCGTATTTAATTGCGCATTGAGTGTTAAATTTGCATCACCAGTAGTAACCGTAGATGCGTTTATATCAAAACGTGCACTGTAATCTGTAAAGTATGCTGTTTGTTTTACCAGCCCACTTGCCGATGGTAATGTAACTTCCGTTGACAACGTAATATCAAAGTCTCGTACGTAGGTTCGTTCAGTTGACGCAAACTTTTGATTTCTTCTAGTATTTGCACCACTTAACTTCAATGGTTTTTCTGCTGTCAATTTTTTACGTTCAAGAATATTTGGTTCAATAACTATACCAGTTTGTAGTATAGTTTTTGCAGGCACCAATTGACTTGATTGTTCAAATAATGTAGGCGCCAATTTATCAAAGAAACGAACAAATTGTGGTATATTTACCGTTGCGTTATAATATTGCTTGTAATAATTTTGTAATGCCTCAATGTCTGCGTATCTTGACTTGTATCTTGGGCCGTAACCAACACGACGCTTTATATCAACATTACCTAATGCACGAATGAGTAAGTTATTTACTGCGTCCGTTGGTGATACAAAGAATCCTAAATAATTTTTTGTTTGCTGTTGCTGTTTACGAGATTTGTTATCAACGATACTTCTATCCTTGTGCAGCATCAATTCTCCACCAGGTGTAACTTCCGTAAATACAGGTGGTGGTGCAATTATAATTTTATTACTACCGTACGAATATGCCCCTGCGTTTGTGGTATATTGTCTAACCTTTCTACTTACCCGCGTCATACTATACGGATATACTGATTGGTTCTGGAATCCAACCGCAATTATATTTACAAGATTTGGTAATAGTGGTAAGGAAGGATCAGAAACACCGTCTTTATTTCTATACGGTGATTCATTTGGAATACTTCCCGATACTAGATTTCTTGGTGTGTGGAAAGACAATCGTACCCACAAACTCTCGACAGGTGAGGTATAATTATTTCCAACAAAACTACCAGGATCCAAGACTTGTGCCTTGAATATATTGTTGTTTATTTGTTCTCCCCAAACACGAACTTCATCAATATATCCATTAAAATTATTTGTACTTAATGAACCCGAACCACCCAAATAGAAATTCTTAGTTGCTGGCCATGCGTCCAGCAAATATGATCCAGTAGTACTCATACTCGATGAATACAATATTTGTTCACCATCGGATTGTGCTACTTGAAGATTCATACTTGATGAATCGTAACGAAGCATTACATCAAAATAATCTTCTGTGTCGAACATATCCGCATAACTACTAGACAACAATATACCACCAATATTGTTTGTTACTTCAATACGACCATATGGGGATGATGCCGATGGATGTGTTACTAACGATACTACCCAAGAACCCGATGGTACTGCTGTATCACCGACACCAAGTGTTGTATTTACTCGTGTTGCGTTATTAAATCTAAATTGTAATGTACCTACTGGTCGTTTTGACGATGACATCGGTAATACAAGGTATGAACCTGTATTGAAGTTTAGAGCATTTGTAATTTCATCAAATATTTCAAAACTACCCGTTGTTGTTGTGTCGGTTTCTCTAATACCGACAACTTGTTCATTCAATCCAAATATATTTAATAATGCTTTTAATGCATTAGCAGTACCACGAGTTCTATTCAAATACGGAGCATTGTGTAAAAATCTCTTCCACAGCTCAGTTGTTTGTTCTCGTTTCTTTGTTAAGCTGGTATCTGTGGTAAAACTATACAACGATGCGGCAGCGTTTGGATTTGTCAATGACAACCCAAATGATTTTGCTACATCCCAAACTAAATCTTGTGACAGACCTGCCGTTGCAGTAACTTGTCTGTCATAAATTCTTGGTAAATGGTCAACGTATATCTTTACGTTATCAAAGAAGTGCCCAATTAACTTGGTAAATTTAATAAACTCTTGTGAATTTATGTCATCCAATAGATACGATGGTATTGCATTGGATAATAAATTTGGATTATTTTCATCATATCTTTGTGCAATAGCAACTTGTTGATCATACCAAGCAATTGCTTCTGCACTTGTTGGCGGGTATAGGTTTCCTTCCGTATCTCTTTTTGGCCATGTGCCATCCACATGATATTCCGTTCCATTCAATTGCCAATATACGCTGGCACTGTATGCACTACCAGATTCGTAGAACAGATATCGTTCGTATCCATCAAAACCACGAATAATATTTTCTATTTCCAACGCGGACGTTTTTGCTCCTTCTACCAAATATGCTGACGCAGATGGAATTTCATCAGGTGAATAAATGGTAACTATTGAACCTGTGTCAATTGTTAACGATCCAGAGTCGGTGATGAGAACAGGACTTGCGTATGTTGTATTTGTTGTAATGAATACATTTGTATCAATAATCGTAGCATCATTACCAAAGATTGAACTGGATGCAAGTCCGGCAATAAATCGTGACGAGTTTTCTAGTTCACGAATTTTTGTTAATTTTTGTTTAAACGCTTGTAATCGTAGTTCAGCAGAACTGTATGTAATAAAGTTTGCATAATTTGTATAATCTACGTTAAGTTCTGCTGATCTATAATCATCCGTGTACCATTTACGTAATATATTATTTTCAAATGTATATCCACCGTAATTATCACCAGATCCAGTTAAATTAATACCCGCGGTGGTCAGCGTTTGGTTGGATATTGTATGATTATATATGTTAAGTAATTCAGTATCCGTAATAAAGCTTGCGGGACTTGTATTTTTTGGACGTAACCACAACGATGTATCTGGTTGTGGGAGGAGTTCAAACTTAACAGTATCAATTATAGAGTTTGCAACTTCTCTACTAAGAAATACATTATTTCCCACATCAAATTGAAAGTCCAGTGGTGACAATAATTTGACTAATAATTTTGTAGCGTCATTAGGATCTAACTTCCAATTTGTAATAATTCTCTGGGTATCTTCACCAAAGTTTAATAATGTTTTTAGGAAACGATCTCTATCAAAATACTGGCTTACCTTACTAGAAACTTCCGTAGTAAGTACTTCCAACAATGCAGAACGTAGTGGTACTTCTACAACATCGTATGCTGCAATATTAATACTCAGTGGTAAAACTTTTTCCGATGGTAGTGCGTCTTGTTCGGAAATGGTTATTATCAATGGTAATGTTTTAACAGAACCATCCAGTGGTGGAATGGAAACTGTTTGTGTTTGGACAAATTGTTCGGTTGTTGTGATATTTGCAGATACAGATGGAAGTGCAATATTTGGTAATCCACGTAATATAACACCCGGTGCTGCAGCGTCTTCTACACCCGTAAGTTGTCCATTTTTATACAGTGCTATAATATCTGTACGTTTTGGATCAACAAATACAACACCACCAATTGCAGTTTTTACAGCAACAGCATTTGGAAAGTTTACATTTATATTATTAGCTTCTCGTAATGCAGCTATCTCTGCATCTGTAAGTGGTATTGTATTATTTGTCATGTTTTATACTTCGTATATTTTTCCATCAACACAACATCTTGTCAGCTCATCACAGACACGTGTTGGGTCAAAACTACCATCTCTACGATAGAAACAATCACTATTTTGCATACATTCTCCACAAATTCCCTGTCCACCGCCATTACCCGTACCACGGTCATATGTACATTTGCCGCTATCACGTGTAGCCGATGAATTGTAATTTGTCGCCGTAGGATCCATACATCCGTAAACTATGGTTTCATATCTACATTCACCGCTATCACGAACAGCATGTGGATTATAATTTATAGCTGATTTATCCATACAACCAGTTACATACATACACGAATTATCATTTTCCGTTGCATCTGGATTATAATTTATTGCTGTGGAATCCGTACATCCTACTTTTGCTGGTTTTCCTGTATATTCGTCTGTACACGATTCTCTGCATCCACCAACAATAGTATCTTGAATTAATCTACATACGTTGGTATACGAAGGATCTTGATTATTTGCAGGCCGTGTTTGTGTAATTTTACCAATTTGTAAACATGGGTCTAACTTTACATCGTATGTACAACAATTTGTACATGATACTAAATTTTCACCTTGCACATAATTGTTTGCTAATGGGTCAGTACATCCCGTAAACTTACAAGTTCCGTTATCTTTTTCAGCCGCAGGATCATAGTTAAAAGCTTTTGGATTTGTACATCCAACTTTATAATATTGACAACTACCATTATCAATTACCGCATATCCATCAAAATTTTTGGCATTTGGATCGGTACATCCAACTGCTAGATCACTAATCTTATATCTGCAACATCCCTCACATATGGTATTAGCCAATGGATTATAATTTGTAGCATTTTTATCCATACATCCAATTATAATATCAATACAGCTACCATCATCTTGGGTTGCTTTTGAATTATAATTCAACGCATTTTTATTAGTACATCCGAGTATTTCCGCCGGCGGCGCTTTGTATGTACAGCTACCATCTTCCGTATTTGCTCGTGGATTAAAATTTAGTGCATTGATATTTGTACAACCATATATTTTTGGAATACAAGTACCGTTATCAATAGTTGCACTTGGTGTATAATTTAACGCAGCAGGATCTGTACATCCATATATTCCAACTGGTTGTGGTGGAAGTGGTGGAGGTGGTGGAGGTGGAGCAACCGGAATTATTACGGGAGTTGCCGTTACCACAAAATTAAGAGAACTATTTAGTACCCCGACAGGAAGTGTTTCGAGTGGTGCGGTCTGAAAATTTACCGTTATTTGTTTACTTTCATTGGGTCTTAACGTAATATTATTTGGTGAAACGGACGATCCATCTAACGTACTAGATATATTCACTGTTAGTGTATAATTGGATGCCACATTTGTAGCAGTAAAAGTTGCTCCCGAAATAGCACGGGTTCGCAACTTATACGGTACTACAAGTTGGGTCTGTGACAGTTGTAAGTAATCTGCTGCATTGGCCATATATTACCTCAGATATATCTAATTTGATTTTGTGTGAACAGATTGATATTATTGTTTACCAATGCATTATCTATTGCTTTTTCGATGAGTGCACGGATTTCACTTTCTTGAAATCTATCAAACTGCTTTGTATTTTTTGTTAATTCAACTAAATTTACGAACTCATCATAAATAGCTGCTGATATGAATTCTATGGTAAGATTTAGGTTATCTGGCAAATCTGCTTCTAAATTTATTAGCTGTGCTTGAAGTTCTGGGTTGAAGTTTAGTAATGAGTCATTTATCATTGAAATGAACTCCTGAACTTGTTGCTCACCTGTTTCTGTTTGGGTAATGGTATCTCCTTGTCCAACCCCAACAGTTCCACCAACAAGTCCAGCCGCCAACACACGAGGTACACCAGGTTCTATAAACTCAAATAATTCACTTTGTTCCACATCGGTAAATGTTGTATTGAACCCAAGACGTAATTCCGTTCTGGATGGTGCGACTTCTTCGATTGTTAATTTTCTATCCGTATACGTACCAATTTCATCGGAAAATAAATTTATAGTAGTAGTATAGGTTCCAGGAGGAATAATCAGTCCCAGTTCCTTCTGTACACGGGTCATATCCACTATAATTTTTTCATCTTTACTACCGTCCGGTAATATCACGGTTCGTGATGAAAGTATTCCTGTATTTACTGGTATAATTACCGACCCAACCAGTCTATTTACCGAATCGTAAAAATGCATCTCTACATTATCGTCTACATCAAAACCAAACTCAGCAGGTAATCTTCCTTCAATAATATCAATATCTGTTTCCGACTCGGCGATACGAGAGACTGAGAATGATTGAGGATTTCTCGGTATTACTTCAACATAATTTTCTTGATTTGCCATAAATTAACAATCCTTTGCTAAGATATCTTGCAACTTTTTCTTCGCACTTTCTAGGCTGAGTAGTATCTCGTTTTTATTCATACCTACTGTTTTTTTACCTAATAACGATTCCACCGCGGCACCCGGAATGAGAGGTGCCGCTATAACAGCTCCCAGTAATGAACCTATTGGTCCCGCCTTGCTTGCAAATTTAACAATAGCGCCGGCTGCTTTAGAAAATATATTAACTTTTTGTTTTTTCTTACCGTATCCTGGGATTGGCCCCGTTATTGCGTTTTGTTTTGCAATTTCTTCATCAATTTTTTTAATCTTATTTTCTATATCTTTACGTTTTACTTTACGTTCTGATTTTTTACCAACTCCCAAGAATCCCTTTTTACCCTTTGCAACAGTAATATATTCGCAATTTCCACTTTGATCCACACCTTGTTGTGTGGAATCTTCAACTTTTTGAATACCACTGTTAAGTAGTGAAATTGCTTGGTTAATAATCTCCGTTCCCTTAACCTTACCCGCAACTTTTGGAATTGTTTGAATCAAATCTTCTTCAAGAATTTCTGGTAATGGATTGATAATATCTTGTGCTCCATCAGTTTCACCATAATCATCTGTTAATCCAGCAAAATCCAATGCTCCTAATTCATCTGCTTCCTCTGCCGTCAATACCTCTGCTGGATTTGGATCTTGTGCGTTAATTGCCGATGCAAATCCTTCATCTAGTGCAGTATTAATAGCCTCGTTTGTTTCTGCAATTGCGTCAGGATTTCCAGAATCTATTGCTGCATTTAAGTCATCAAGTGCCAATGCTGCCTGCAATGCAGCATCACGTTGTTCACGTAATGTCTGTAATGTAGGATCTTCTGGCAACGCCAGATCGTCCGTTAATTCTTGAAAATAATTATCTATTGGTACAACTTGGTACATATCTCGAACTACGGAGTTTGGGTAATATTGTGGTGTGGTTATATCTACTGCACCAATTGGCATTTTAACCACAGGAATATTATTTGCTGTACGTTCCACCATACTTTCACTTGGTAATCCCAATATGTCCGAACGACCAGTTGCAATTAACCGAGGGGTAAAAAATTGCGTTTCTGCGGTAAATTGTATTGTTTCTCCTGATGTCAATGGAATTTGTAATACCAAATCAGAAGAACCCGTAGTAAAGTCCTTTGCTTCTACAATAGTTTTGTCTATAACATTTAATATAGGCATATTACTTTACTTCCGTTACTGAGAGTTGCTTGTCCGTTACTACGTTTTGTAGTTTTGTTAATTTATCCATATACCCAGCTCTTCGTAATAACTTAAATGCAAGATTTTCTGTGGAAAACTCACCACCAAGTTGTAATCCAGATTGTCTAAATTTACCCAACTTGTCACGGAATTTTTCAATTTTTTTATCCAATCCGTCAAGTTGACCATCTTGAAATTGTTTTACCAATTGATTATACACACTAGTAAAATATCTTACCTTAGTCATTACATCTTGTTCATCATATACCGGTGTTTCTTTTTTTGGTTCTTTAATCCAAGTATCTTTCATCACACTGTATAGTCCCGTTGCAACGTGTGGTGACTTTTCATCTTCGACATACACTTCCACATCATATCCCTTGATTGTAATATCATGTTTATCATTCCACTTTGACTTTGCTAACAAGAAAAATTGTGATAATAATTCGTTATCTTTTCCAAAATCAAATAATAAATGAATATCAACATCGGAGTAGTCTGAGTAGTTGTAGTTTGCTAAACTTCCGGTAAACACTATGTCTTTGATTTTTGGTTTATTTTCCAACTCAATACTATCATAGAACTCCTTTGCAATTCTCAAAAGAGCTTTACGAATATTTGGGTTAAGTTTATTGTCAGATGTCCAGAACTGTCTATTCAGGTCTGGTTGCACCTTAAAGGTTTTAATCAAGTCATCGAAAGTCATTTATTTTACCAAGAAGGTAAATACATCAGGAATAATACTTGTGTCGGAATCACCATTATCAATTTGAAGATTTACAGTATAATATCTGTTCTTGTATAAATTTGATGTGTCCAATACAAAGTATGATCCGGTTGCGTCACAACTTAGTTTTGCACTAGCATCTATTGGGTATACAGGAACATTTGCTTGTTTATCAACCACACTAAAATATGATGTTTTTGGTAAGTAGTATATGCTCTTGTATCTGAGTGTTGCGTCGAAATTTTTTCGTGGATATTTGTCTCTTACAATAAGTCTAAGTTTTTCTTTTGATCCACGAATGTATGTTTCTTTTGCATTCTTAGGAACCACGGAAATATCCACAGTATTTGGTATAGCTTTTAATGCAGACCCAGTTACAAACATAGAATCATCCCACGCAACTTCCAATGTTGGTTGGTGAATTGTATGTGTCTGTTTTGAAAAGAATTTTATATTACCTTCATTGGTATAATCTGCTTCCGATACACTTGGATATTTAACCAATAATCCATACCAAGGAAGTGATTGCGAAATTACAGGTCTTAATATTGACGATACATCTATACGTAAATCTTGTAGTGGATACTCATCCAACGTTATACTTTGTGATGGCGTTGTATAATAATCACCACCCACATTACTCCACGATACCGAGGTGGTTGCTTGTCTCCACGTAGCACCATCACCAGCATTTTTTGTTTGTTGTACATAGTATCCACTACCTTCGGTCCACGAAGAAGATACTTTATACACCAATAACTGTTGTGAATATGGAAGTTTCTGTGCGTTTGCTATTTTTAAATTTAAATAATATGACGCGGTTGCCGGGAACGATCCGCTGTTAGATATATTAAAATTTAATAATGTTCGAGCCGCACTAGCGGAGTACGCAATTTCCAAATCTTCTGGATTTGCTACTTTTCCTACTTCAAGAATTTCATCCAACCCAGCATTGTTTGTTGGATTACGTTGATATAGGGTTGTGTCTGCGGAGGATGTTAGGAATATTCTCATTGTCTTGCACTTCCTACGATATCATCTTCTGGATAACGTATTTCAAAAATACAAGGATCCAGTGATGGGTAAATTACACCATTATCTGTTGCTTCTGTTATATCGTATCTATAAGGTTTGTAATCTCTACCATCCTTATAGAAATATTTGTTAACAATTTCTAATTTATTTACACTTTGTACACCATCTTGTGCTTGGAGTAATAGTTGCAAGTCTCCCAAACGAATTGGTTGGTTGATGTTCCACTTATCAATGTCAAAATAATCTTTTATAGCACCCAGACATACAGTAACTACATCACTCATATTATAATTTTTGAACACGGTAATGTCAAAGTTTACACCGATGTTCACAACGAACGCGTCTAAAATGTTTACCTGATCAGTTAACATTCTATATTCGGATAAGTATTTTTGAAGATTTGATTTTACCAATTGATTTAGATTTGTAATCTTCTTATTTTGATTGTATCCCAACACATATAAGTTGATTGCGTTTGGTTTTGGATTATCATCAACAAACTGTCTAATTGTCTGATCAACTTGTTGTGGTGTTACTTGTGCTTGAATTTTTGATTGTAATGTATCTGAGATAGCAAATACCTTAGCAACCGCGCCGTATTTAGCTGGCATTGCAAGTGTTCTAGCTTCGTAGTCTCTACGTGTAACAACACGATTTTGTGCGGAGAATGATGCTAATGCACGTTGTCGAATTTCTTCGACAGTTTCACCATCCAATCCACCTGTTGCTGGCATTTCATTATATACGGTAACAGTACTTACTATGTCGTTAAATAAAGCTAATTCGGTAGAATTGAATTCCGTTGTTCTATTTATGATATTTAATTGACCAACTTGGGTTATAGTACCAGATGCTACGTTACTATCAACTCCGCCACCAGTAACATATTCAACAGTTAAATCTGTGTTTGCAGGAGCGATACCAAAGTTGTCTGTGTCTAATAAATCTGTATTACTTAATGATACACTTGCTAAATTTGTACCATAATCGGAGTTTGCAACTTGTTGTGAGTCCAAATATACAATATCTTCCGAGACATTACCACGACCAGAACCAAATACCAATTGTGTAGATTTATCAGTTGTTAATCGTGTAACATATCTTCTGGGAACAGATCTATATGTTATGGAATACGATGGACTAATGGATTCACTTACACTTGCTTTGTAACTAACTGATCTATCATCAATAATAGTATCTTGTGCTAGATAATCTACCTCGTACCAAGGATATCCATCGGAATCAGTTACTTTTGTAATTGCTGTTACGTTCTTATCCCCAATAGTAATGGTAGAAAATTTTGCAGGATCACCAATAGTGAACGTTTCCTGTTTTACATCACCAGCAATTACTTTCACTTTTTTAGTTACTAAATAGGTAACAGGTAATAGCGTTGTTGAATCCAACTGTCGTGGTACTATCGCTCTATCAATTGGGTCGTTAAAATCTACCATATCTTTTGTTCTAAACGAAACAATATTTGGACCTTGTGTAGATATAGTAGAATTTCTATCTATTTTTAAGAAATAATTTGCATCCGGTATGTACCCATCACTGGCTCCTAGTGCGGGAACTATTTGTGATATGAGTACTTCTGCCGTAGCCGGAACAATCACTTTTGGTTTATATCCCATTGCCTGTGCTATACTAATTATATTTTTTTCTTCTTCTGCGTAGGCCAATAGATTTTCTTTAAATTGATTATCCACATAGAATGACAATACATCGCCAACATATGCAGCTAATTCCAACATAATCATACCCGGATTGGCTTCGTTAAAATCCGTCCAAGTTGTTGGGTAATAGTTTTTAATAAACGTGATGAGGTCACCCTTAAAATCAACAAATGACTTGTTAAGGTATCTTACCTCTTTTGGTGCCACGGATAGTTTATTTAATACATTATTGGTTGTAGCCATTATCTATCTCTATTAAAAATTTCTTGATGTAATTCTACCCGATACCGCCAATCCACCCGTGGGGGTTGTTCCTAACAACAACTGTACTTGTTCTGACACCAGTGGGTTATTTGCAAAGCCATAACGAACATATAAATTAATATTGTTGTCATTTACAAATGTATCTAGGTTCATAACACGAATTTCTTGTAAAATCAGATACGGCATGAAAGCATCGACTGCTTCCACGACATACTGTTGTGCTTTTTCTTGAATTTCTCCGTCCTTTTGTTCAAACAATAAACGCCACAAATCACATCCAAAATTAGGATTTGCTACACGTTCACCCTTCTTGGTCAAAATTAAATTAATAAACTTTGATTTTTCATTTTCCAATGGGTCGGGAGTAGTTTGGAAATACCCACGATTGTTACGTTGTAATGGTAGAGTTGACCCTAGATATACTGTTTTTGCCATAGATTATTTTGACAATCCCATCTTTTTCATCAATGCGCTGTAATCCTTTGTGATGGCGTCCACAGCTGGTTTTACGGATGGGGAATTTAAATCGACACCTTGTGGGATTGTGTCTGGGAGCACTACGTTGCTTGTGGTAGCCGTAATAGTGTCTCCGTGACGTTCCAATCCCATCAATTGAGCCAGTCTGGAACGGTCCAATGCGGGTTTCTTTGGTACGGAGACATTTTCGTTAACTTGTTGCATACCTTTGATTTCTGCAATGGCTTCCCCAAGAACCTCAGGTAATATCTTTTTAACAGCCTTTTCAACAGATTCTTCAATCTGTTCTTTGACCAGTTCTTTTACATATGCTCTAAATAATGCTTTATCCATAAAATTCTCCTTAAAAAAGTAACCAATTTACCCCTCTATTTAAATATCAAAAGATATTGAATTTAAACGATTTATCTGCCCCAAGTAGCAGTTGCAGTTGTCTGGTAATATACTTTGTTATCTATCACCAATATTTTGTTAGCAAATGTCGCAAATCCACTATTTGTTGTGATATACGTAAATCCCAGTTCAGTAGCTTTTCTACGATTCAACTCCAATGCTATTGAAGAAGCTATTCCAGAATCCAATTTTGTAGTAGTAGACGTAATTGTAGTTCCATTGACCGATACCTCATCGGCAGGTATTGATGTTCTTATATTTGAAGTTGTGGACGATGCGGCAGCTGTACTAGCTGCCATAGTTGTACTTCGTTGTGCCGAACTGATAATTCCCGAGGTTAGTTCGGCGCCGATAGACTTATTGTTTAACGTTGACGCTATGTTGGATACAGAGTTTATTGCCGAGGTTGTAGCATTATTTAATTCTCTAGCTTGATTTACTGTTGCGGAAATTGCCGCAGAACCAGAAGATATAATATTATTTAATTTTGAAGATCCTGTTGCTATTAAGTTTGAACCGGATGCCTTTGCGTTTTGATACTGTGTGAGTGCCTTTTGTTGTTCACGTAGTACACTATTACTGACATTTCTGACATTCTGTATTAGTTCTGTTCTTGCTCTATTTACTGCTTCTGTACGGATTGCTTGTGATTGTTCTAATTTTGCCCGTGCCTGACGTAGTGAGTTTCTAGCTTGCGTTAACCCTCGTTGAATTTTATCTTTATTTGGGTCAACAATTTCGAATCCAGCTTGTTCTACCGCTTTTGCATACGATTTTTGATAAAATTCACCATCTTTTTTCTTCAAAGCTTCCAATGCTTTTTTATATTTTGCATAAAAGTTTGCTTTCGTAAAAGTAACTGTTGGTAATTTAGGAAATTTTGGGTATAATCGAATTCGTGGTATTTCTTTAAGACTTAATATCTTCTTCAAAATATCAATGTTTTCCTTTAACTTTTTCTTGGCTTTTGGAATATCTTCAAACAATGCTTTCATAATAGCTTTCTTTGTAGCTTTATAAGCTCTAATAACTAACTCCAATGCTGCTTTTGCTTTGTCATATGCGTTCTGCAAACTTTGTAATTTATCTATCAATACTGTTAGTGCGGCGGCGGCTGCAGCATCGGGTAAATTTACCAACGCATTAAATAACGCAGTAAGTCTATTAATTTGATCTTCTAATTTTTTAGTTAACTTATCTAATTTATCTTTTACTGATGTGAGTTTTGTTAAATCTTC